TTTCAGAGGTGTCACAGAGGCACTTGACTTTCGATAGGTAGCACGCTAAGCCAACAACGACTCCGCACCTTACCCCTATTTAATTAACCATTTCTTATTATTGATTCTCAACAACTTCACCTTATTGAGAACCATTGGTATGACTAACGCGGAAGCACCTTGAAAACCTTATTGATTCTCATTAGCAATGTGTCTTGTTACTGCGAGTACATTTTGTTCTGGGTGTAGATGTTTTATAACTTGTGCTGCATCTTCATAGTCTATTGCATCTACTACTGAATGGTATCTAACCATTTTATATTGTTCGTCCCATGTTTGTACTGAATACATTAATCTTATCACTCCACTGTAGGTAGCGTTTCCACAATGTCATTAGATTGATTCCAGAACTTTTGGTTTGCTGCTAGTAGTGCTTCTTCTACATCCTCTTTGAATGACTTACGTGGGATGAACAATTCATCATCATTATTCTTATACTCTGGGTGATTATCTTTGAACGCATACTCTGTATCATAGATAAGAGATTGTGTGATGTCTCGCAACACCTCTTGACATGCACCAGGGAGATTATTATATGTGGTGGATGAACCATACATCATATCCTTCACCTTGTCCATCATTTTGATGTAGGTGCTTGCTTTATACTCAAATAGATCTTCAAACTCGTGTTGATGCTCTTCAGATTGAAAGTTAGGGATACTCATTTGTTCTTCTCACAATAAAGGAAATACTTGTATTCAGCAACTTGATATGGTGCGTATCTTACTACATCACACTCTTTATACTTATCAACGACTTCAAATGAGGCATCGTTGATTGATTCACTATTACTACCAACAACCATCGCAATCACTACAAAAGCAAAGACAGTGATGGCAATACTAAATGCCATACCATTACGAAACTCATTAGTCATTTTGTTTCCTCACAGGTTGCATAGGTTGACGACCACGAAGATTGTATGGATCAGCACCTAAAGGTACATTATTGTATTTGAGATCCATTATAGCGTGTGCTAGGTCAATAATACAATCGTTTCTGATTGTCTTTGGGTTTTGTGGACGAGTGAAAACATCATCCCACCAGTCGGCAATCACATCATAAAGTTTCTGTTCTTCTTCAGTCATTGCTTTACTCGTTCAAGATAATCTTTACCCTGTTGATACAGATTATCAATCAGATCATTAATGTCAGCAGTGGGAATACTATCAAACTCATGGTTGAAGTTCTCATACCTCAACGCATCAAGCATACACTCAAGCGTCATTGCCTGTTGAAATTCTGGTGTGATATGTGTGCCCCAAGTGAGACCAGAAACTTCTGTATTGTAGAACATGTTGTATCGGTCAAGGATACGCTGACTTCTTTGTTCATGTTCCCACTGTTCCTTCTCAATCTCTGCAAGTTTCAGCATAGCATTACCATTCTCTTCATAGAGTTTATCAAGTGCTTCTAATGCTTTTCTTTCTTGTTCAGTCATTTTTCAACTCCATGTAATCTCTTGAGGCATAAAACAGTTCATCACGCCAGTTACGACCAGCGATGTCAAAAGTAAATCCTAACTTACCAAGAGAGAATAGGAATGAGAACAGTTTACCATATCCCATAGTGATTTGGAGATAAGGAAACTCAATCCAATTACCATACTCACCAACATCAAAAGCCACCTGAAGTAGAGAATAGTTCTTTGTAGTAAGGATCGTCATATAATACTCCTTACCATAATCTTCACGGATGCCGAATTGAATGAGTTTCATTATGCTACTCCATCAGCACTGTCAACAAAATCGCCTTTGATCTTGGGTTCGCTTACAACATTCTCATTGTAATGTTTCTTCAGTCGTGCCCATTCTTCATCACGCTTGACCCATTCCTTAAACTTATTGTCAAGGTCTTCATCCATCGTGATCTCATACTCTTTACAGACCTTACGCTGCTCTTCTTCATTCACACAATCGTTAAAGACCAACGACATAGCACCAGAGCGAATGGAGCAGGGAGACATACCTACACAGAGCAGGAACTTCTCAAAGAGTTTGAAATACTGAGTAGAGTTAAGATCAGCAGCAGGAGCAGTGATCAGGTAATGCTCTTCGGGGATAAAGTCATCAACAACAGTAGAACCAAAACCAGTTTTATAGGATGGGGTATAGGTGGCGTCAAACTTAAATTCAACAGTTGCTTCGTAAGTCATTTGGGTTTGAGCGTTTGTCTCAATGCCATTATAGCACGGTTGCGGTCCCGTTGCTCGTTTCTGCGTTCATCAGTGGACAGTACCTTAACTGTCTTTCCTCTGATCTTAGCAATCTTCTTCATCACCTTCTTGACCGTTGGTTTGACAACCTTTAGTAGGATGTCTGCTAGCGGTTTTGCCATAAGTGCTGATGCTGTAGCAATGACAGCGATACCACCAGTCGTCATTACCATACCAGGAGCGGGAAGTCCAGCTACGATCTGTTCTGGCAATGGCACCTTCTCTGTGATCTGAACACACTCATTGCCTATGAGTTGATACTCAGTAACCTTCTTTCTAAATCCTTCAATATATGTTCCTACAGGTTCTTTTGCCTGCTGTGCTGCTGTAGGACAATCGATCTTAGCAGTAGCAGGTGGTGCTGCAGCAGGAATGTCTGGTGTTTGGGGAACCTCAGGTTTCTTTGGTTGTCTAGTATCCACCCCAGAGGGGCGGGTCATAATCATCTGGTTAGGTTCATACTGAATAGGATTGAAACTAGGGACACCAGAATCGCAGTACGTAACCAGTCCTCGCGAGTCATCTCCACCTACCGTTTTAGATTTGCCATTACTCTCGTGTGCCTCAACACAACCAGGAATATCTACAACTGGCACACCAATGTTAACAACTACAGGTGGTCCAGTAAACAGTTGTGCGGGGTTTGAACCATAATCAACGACTGTGGGGATATCGGGGATACCGATACCCGTAGTCCTAATATCAGGAATCTCCATCAGCAATCATTAAATACTTTTCCAACTTCAGATCCAATCTCAGATCCAGCACGCTGTCCTAGAAGCAGAGCCCATCCACCTGCCAACCATCCAATGTATGGGATGTTGACGAGAGCAGGGACTGCTACGCCAGCAGCAATAGCACTACCTGCCATCGCACCTTGTGAGCGTGCTCCAGCGTCCGCCCTGATGCACTCTTCGCTTTTCGCAAGGGACTTTCCCTCAGCGTCTACTGAAGCGCCTCCCATGTTGCGTGTGCCGTCCATGGTGTATTCATCGATGCGATACTCTCTTCTGCGAGTTGTACCACCACCAAAAAATCCTTTCTTGTTTTGATCCAACTGAAGAGACCTTTCGGACTGCATCACAGTAGGATCGTTTGCTCTATATCTAATCTTATATCCGTCCCTAGTTGCTTCCACTTCATAAGAAGAATAGTCGCCTCTAGGGAACTGAATAACAGGAAAGTCTGGTGTTCTAGGGGTATCCTTTACAAGGTAACCAAGTAAACCAATATGAGAAACGGCAAAAAGAGTACCTGCTGCGATAGCAACCGTCTTCAAAGTAGATGACTTCTTCGGAGTCGGTTCTGGAAAATAATCGCCTGGTTGCTGTTTATTACCGTTGAATAGTTTCATGGTTAGAAGGGGATAGCAGGACCAGTTGTAGAGGGCACAGGAGCAACAGGGAGAGCACCTCCAGTAACCTCAGGCATCTTGGGCATAGCAGATTCAAGCATCCCTGGGAGGGCACCAGCGACTGCTTCTGTTGCTGCCTTGGTGGCAGCAGTCTTTGCCTGATCGATCAGTGCATCCTTATTCAGAAGCACATAACCAGCACCACCGATAAGGGCGGCACTGGTAAGACCCGACAGGAGGGCGATGACGTTAATCAGTTTTTGCATCTTTCTTAGGTTCGATAGCGGATACAACTTCTGGTTCTTTCTTTGCTGGTGCTTTACCAGTGCCATTTCCGTTACCACCTGCCTTAGCAGGAGACAGTCCGAAGGCAGCTAGCGACCCAGAGAACACAGATGCGATGAAGGTAGGGTCAAAGTCAAGAATCTTTTGACCGTTGGGAAGTCTAACGTAGCTAAACGTGAGAAGAGAAGCGGACCAGATAAGTACGACAACTTTCACCAGATTACCAAGGACTTCACTTTTATCTTCATGATGGTCGTCTTTCTCTTCTACATTTGCTTTGGATTTACCGAGCATGTGTAGAGAGTAAGGCTCAATTATTTATGAAGTACATCATTTCCAATGACAAGAAAATCCATATCAGTTTTGGAAAACAATTCTTTCGCTTCCCAATGCTTAGAACAGATAGGTTTGCCACCCAGATTGAGTGACGTGTTCAGTATGACACTAGAACCTGTCAAATCTTTGTATGCTCGAAGCAATCTAGCGTACTGTCCATCTCCTTCTACTGTCTGAATCCTGCATGATCCATCAACATGAGTGACTGCTGCAAGATTCTCATCCTTACACTTGAATGATGCATTCATCCAGGGGATAGGTTGCGATACACCCACAAAATGATCCTGCACATCCTCGTAGAGCACTGATGCACCGAAGGGACGGAAGTGTTCACGATGCTTGACTCTACTGTTCAATGCATCCTTCATGTTTTTGATCCTAGGATTGCACAGGATACTCCTGGCACCCAGTGCTCTGGGTCCAATCTCACCATGTCCTTGATACCACCCAACAATGTTACCTGCTGCAATCTCTTCTGCCATGGTGACGATAGTATCATCAGTAACTTCATCAGTTCCCTCATCATCTTGCCAGAATGGGAACCCAGTTGCATCAAACTCCTCTTCGTGGAAGTGCTGACGCAAGAATTCAACAGCACCTAGTGACAGACCACAGTCATTAGCATGTGGAATGGTGCTCAACTTAGCACCCTTCTGGATAGCATCACCCACAAACACACAATTCTGTGCTACACCACCAGTAAATCCTACGGTATCAGTAGAGTAAACATTATCAACCATACCTACTAATAGGTCAGCAAGTTTCCGTGATGTGAGTTCATGTACAGTTCTCAACCAGTTGATGTCGAAGTCGTTATCCCACTTACGATCCCAAGAATCATAGTTCCAGATCTCCTTGATCTGACTAAGAGGATACTGGTCCATCTTCTGAAAATAATCTTTATCGATTAGACCGTATGCTGCTAGTCCCATGACCTTTCCAGCAAGATCTAGACCATCTGGGGTTACATCTTTCAGTCCTAGGGTAGCACCAACCTTCGCCATCTCGATACCGATGGATCCATGCTCGTTGACATTGTATTCTGTAACCAATTCTCTATTCGCGAATAGCGAATGCGAGCGTTCATTGCTACCATAACCATCAAACACATAGTTTTTTGTAGGAATACCCACTGTCCACTGTGACAGAACATGTGCCCAATGGTGGTCCACTGCAAAGCATCTACAATTGAGTCCTAAATCTATTTCACGATAGAGTTCACCATGATCAAACTGAATTTGATCGCTGATGATAGCAAGAGCATCGATATCCTCTATTGTAATATCCCAATGATCTAGAATATCCGACCACTGCCATGTATTATTAAATCCATGATGCTTGATACCAAAATACCTCTCCGTAGAGAGGTACTTTACCTTGGTGCCGTCAGTGTATGTGAGATTGGAATCATGATCCTCAACTCTCAATCCAAGAAATTTCATAATTAACACTCATCACAATGATCTTTGTGCCATTTTTTGCGAACTCTTTTGAGTTCTTTCAGTTCCATTTTGATATTTTGATAGGCGGTCTCGGCGTCTAGTTTCTTTGCCATTTCCATGGCACAAATCATGCTCACACGAGTTCCAAATAGTTGGACCGCCTTATCATAACAGTCCATTTCGTCATACATAGGTCAAGATTCGGCAGTAATCTTTTTCTTTCC